CTCAACCTGGACCTCGGCGACTTCACGCCGGGCACCTTGCCGCCGATCACCCAGGCGAAGGCCGAGCTTATCGAGCTGTCGCGCGACTCCACCAGCCGTTTCGTCTACGAGCTGCTGGCCGGCAACATTCCGCCGCTGAGCGCCCGGCCGGCGCTGACCTCCGACGCCTACGAGGCATACCGCTTGTGGTGCGGACGCACCGGCAACCGCGCGGCGCCCGTGCAAAAGCTGGTCAACGTGCTCGCCAGGCATCACCGCATCGGAAGCGATCGGACCCGCTACGACATGGACGGCAAGACCCTCGGCCCGCACGGCGTCCTGATGCTTGCTGGCGGCAACACCCCGCCCATCGACGGCGTGGGCGTCGTCCAGGATCGAATCGAGCCGCACGCCGGGGCCTGTCGGCGCGAATGGCTGGGCCGCCACATCAAGCAATTCGCCGGGGATCTGGCCGACTACCGGGAGGCAGGCAAGTCATGACCTGTGGACAAGTGCGGCCTGTGCGGTCTGTTGTGCGCCCTGCTGAGCGGGCTGAAACCCGCGCCGTTATTGGGTTGTGCGGCCTGTGCGGCTTCCCGCTTAGCGCCTGCGCGGGCGCGTGCGGGCGCGTGCGCAGGCGCAGGCGCGCGGCGCGTGCGTGCGTATGCGTAGCCCGCACAGCCCGCACAGCGTGTATCCATGCCGCCTGCAGGCCGCACGCATACCCGCACAGGTGCCCGCACAGCCCGCACAATCGCGCGCGCGCGCCGGGTTCTACTTTCCTGATCCGTCAAAAAGTGATGGTGGTGGAGGGCGCGACCCATGGCCGCTGATCGCCTGGTGAAGTTCAGCGCCCTGGCGCAGCATCTTGGCGTGGCGCGCAGCTACGTCACCGAGCTGCGCCACGCCGGCCGGCTCGCGCTGTCCGACGACGGCCGCCGCTGCTGGCTGCACGCCAGCGTCCAGCGCATCGAGGCCACGCGCGACCCGGCGCAGGACGTGACCCGCGCCCGGCACGCCGAGGCCCGCGCTACCGCGCCGGAATCCGCCCAGGCCCACGCCGATCCCACGCCGTCCGCTACGGCTCCCACCGCCGCGGCGGGGGATGTCGGCGGCAGCTACCAGGCCGCGCGGGCCGTCAAGGAGCGCTACCTCGCGCTCGAAGCCAAGCGCGCCTACGAGCAGGCCACGGGCAAGCTGGTCGCCGCCGAGGACGTCCGCCACGCCCTCGCCAACGCCGCCACCACGCTCCGCGTGCGCCTGGAAACCCTGCCCGGCAGCCTCGCCGCCCAGCTCGCCGCCGAGCGCGACGAGGCGCGAATCCGCGCCCTGCTCGCCGATGAGGTCGAAGCGCTGCTGGCCGAACTATCCCGCAGTTTCGCCACCATCGGCCAGGAGGCCAGCGCATGACCCAATCCCGCACCGCGTCTGCCGTCGAGGCCGTCGCCAACGTCGCCATCGGCTTCGGCATCGCCTGGCTCGCCACCCTGGTCGTGTTGCCCGCGGTCGGCGTGCCCGTGAACGCCGCGCAGGGTTTCTGGATCACCTGCGCCTTTACCGTGATCAGCCTGGTGCGGTCCTACCTGCTGCGCCGGCTGTTCAACCGGCTGCACGCCGCGAGTCTCGCCCGATGATTACCACGCCCGACCGCATCGAGCACCTCGCCGTCGCCTCCCTGGTGCCCTACGCGCGCAACAGCCGCACCCACAGCCCGGAGCAGGTGGGGCAGATCGCCGCCAGCATCCGCGAGTTCGGGTTCACCAACCCGGTGCTGGTCGACGAGCACGGCGGCATCATCGCCGGCCACGGGCGGGTGATGGCCGCGCAGTCGATCGGCCTCGATCGCGTGCCCTGCATCCGCCTTGCGCACCTCAGCGAAGCGCAGCGCCGCGCCTACGTCATCGCCGACAACAAGCTGGCGCTGAATGCAGGATGGGACGACGCCGTGCTGGCCGCCGAGCTGCGCGAGCTGCAGGGCGATGGGTTTGACCTTGGCCTCACCGGCTTCGGCGACGACGAGATTGCTGAGCTGCTGGCGGCAGCGGCCAAGGTTGAGACGCAGAAGGACGCCGACGCTGTTCCACCGGCCAAGCCTGACGCGCCCGTGGCCGCCACCGGAGACGTGTGGCTGTTGGGCCGCCACCGGCTGGTCTGCGGGGACTCCACAGACCCGGCCTGCTATCAGTCGCTGCTCAAGGGCGAGCGCGTCGACGCGGTCTGGACCGACCCGCCATACAACGTCGCCTACGAGACCAAGGCGGGCTCCATCGCCAACGACGACCTCAGCGACGCCGCCTTTCGGGCTTTCCTCGACAGCGTGTTCCGTTGCATCGCTGGCGTGATGAAGCCGGGCGCTGCCATCTACGTGGCTCATGCAGATACGGAGGGCCTTAACTTCCGCGCTTCGTTCCTGTCTGCCGGGCTCAAGCTGTCGGGGTGCCTCATCTGGCGAAAGGACGCGCTTGTCCTGGGGCGCAGCGACTACCAGTGGATTCACGAGCCCATTCTCTACGGCTGGCTGCCAGGCAAGGCGCACACATGGCGAGGCGGGCGGAAGCAGACGACCGTGCTCGATTCTGGACCGCAGTCGCCATTCACCCGCCTCGAGGACGGCCGCTACTGCATCACCCTGGGTGAGCAGCGCCTTATCGTCGACGGCGGTGCCACGCTTGAATGGATTGAGGGCTCGATCCTTCAAGAGGCACGCCCAAAGCGCAACGACGTGCATCCGACCATGAAGCCGGTTGCGCTGATCGAGCGCATGCTCCGCAACAGCGCAAGGGGGGGGGCGGTGGTGCTCGACGCCTTCGGCGGATCGGGGTCGACCCTCATGGCAGCAGAGCGCCTTGGCATGGCGGCGCGCCTGCTGGAGCTGTCACCGATCTACTGCGACGTCATTATCCGCCGCTGGCAGGACTACACCGGGCAGCCCGCCACGCTAGAAGGCGACGGCCGCACCTTCGCGCAGATCGCCAAGGCGCGCGGCGCTGACTGATGCTCGCCTCCGCGCCAGCTCTGGTCCGCACCACCCTAGCCCGCACGCTGGCCCCGCGCCGCCCGGTCACGGTGTCGCAGTGGGCCGACGCGCATCGCGTGCTGTCGCGCAAGGCCAGCCCGGAGCCGGGCCGCTGGCGCACCGATCGCAACCCGATCCTGCGCGAGCCGATGGACGCGCTCAGCGACCGCAGCACCGTGCGCGAGGTGGTGCTGTGTTTCCCGATCCAGCTCGGGAAAACAGAGGTCGCGCTGAACTTCCTCGGCTGGATCATGGACCACCAGCCCGGCCCGGTGATGGTCTGCCTGCCGGCCGAAGTGAGCATGAGCAAGTGGATCAGCCAGAAGCTGCAGCCGCTGATCGAAGAGACAGAGCCGGTGCGTGCCGCGCTCACCAGCACTGCCACGCGCGACGGCGCCAACCGGCGCGAGTTCAAAGACTTCCTTGGCGGGCAGCTCTACCTGGAGCACGCCGGCAGCCCGGCGCGGCTCAAGTCGACCACCGTGCGTTACCTGGTGGTCGACGAACTGGACGAGTTCGCGCGCGAGCTCCGTAGCGGCGATGACCCGGTCGATATGCTGGAGGGCCGCGTCAGCGCCTACCCGACCACGCACAAGCGGCTGTATATCAGTACCCCGCAGATCCGCGGCGTATCGCGCATCGAGCAGCGCTATGAGCTGAGCGACCAGCGCCGCTGCCATGTGCCGTGCCCGCACTGCGGCGCCTGGCAGCCGCTGGAATGGTCCGGGCTGGTGTGGACGGTAGACCCGCACGATCCGCACCAGGTGATCGACGCGCAGTACGCCTGCCGCGACTGCGGCGCCCTGATCGACGAAAGCTGCAAGCCCGCCATGCTGGCCCAGCACCAGTGGATCCCGCAGCGCCCGGAGCGCAGCAGCTACCACCGCGGCTACCAGATCAACGGGCTCTACTACCCGCTCGGCCTCGGCCCGCGCTGGCGTGACCTCGCCCGCATGTGGCTGGCCGCGCAAAGCGACCCGGCCAAGCTCAAGACGTTCGTGAACGACCGCCTGGCCGAGACCTGGGAAGACCCGGCCATGCGCGCGGTCAAGCACAACATCATCGCCGACCGCGCCGAGCCCTACCGACTGCGCAGCGCGCCGGACGGCGTTCTGGCCGTCACCGCCGGCGTCGACACGCAGGACAACCGCCTGGCCGTGCAGATCGTCGGCTGGGGCCGCGGCCTGTCCTGCTGGGTGCTCGACTACATCGAGCTGCCCGGCGACCCTGCCGAGGATGCCGTCTGGGCCGACCTCACCGCGCTGCTGAATCGCCCGATCGAGCACGCCAGCGGCGGGCTGATCCGCGTCGATGCCGTCGCCATCGACGCCGGCGGCCACCGCACCGAAGCCGTAAAGGCCTACTGCCGCCGCCGCGTCATCCGCCGGCCCATGTGCATCTTCGGCGCGGTGCCCAACAACGCGCCGGTAATCAGCAAGGGCAAGTTGCAGGACATCAACTGGCGCGGCCAGCTCGACAAGCGCGGCGTGCACCTCTACCAGGTGGGCACGGTCAACGCCAAGCACGTGCTCTATGCGCGCCTGGCCGCCGACGCCGACGCCCAGGCCCGCTGGGCGGCGCTGCCCGAGGCCGACCGGCCCGAGCTGGCCGAGCGGCAGTGCCACTTCAGCGACCAGCTCGGCGACGACTACTTCAAGGGCCTCATCAGCGAGGTCTTCAACCCGAGCAAGAACCGCTTCGAGAAGCGGCGCGGCGCCGTGCGCAACGAGCCGCTGGACACCTGGGTGCACGCCTACGCCGCGGCGCACCACCCCGAGCTGCGCCTGCACCGCGCCACCCGGGCCGAGTGGGACAAGTGGGAGGCGGCGCTGCGTGCACGCGCGCCGAAGAAAGAGACGGCCGAGCCGGCCGCCGAGGGTGAGGCACCCGAGGCACCGGCGGCGAAGAAGGCCGCCGTCTGGCACGACTACCGCAACCGCCCCCGGCGCCGCTGACCATGCTGACACCAACCCGCACCCCCAACCCGATCCGCGCCGCGCTCGAGCAGGCCATGGTCAGCCCGCGCGTGCAGCAGGCGGTGGCCGTGTTCGTCAACGCGCTGGTCGACGAGGGCGAGGCCATCCTGCGCGCCCGGCACGCCGGCGAGACGCTGCGCATCTACAACCCCAAGCGCGGCGGCCGCGCGGCCAAGGAAGAGCGCGACCGGCGCATCCAGGCGCGCGCCGCCGGCGGCACCCACCCGGCGCACATCGCCGCCGACGAGCGCATGAGCCTGCGCCAGGTGCAGCGCGTCATCGCGCGCGCCGAGCGCGCGCGACATCTTCTGCCTGCAAATGTCGCGCGCGCGGCGGGACAGTGAGGGAGGGAACACCCGCCCTCTACCCTGCTGCATGGAGCACCGCGCATGGCTGCACTGTCCGACTTCCTCGAGAACAAGCTCATCGACTGGCTCCTGCGTGGCCAGGCGATCGGCATCACCGGTGCCAGCGCCGGCGCCGGCAGCGGCCCGACGACGGTCTATGTGGGCCTGCTCACCGCGGCGCCCAGCGACTCGGGCGGCGGCACCGAGGTCTCCGGCGGCTCCTACGCCCGCGTGGCGGTGACGAGCTCGCTGGCCAACTGGGCCGGCACGCAGTCGGCCGGCAGCACCACGGCCAGCAGCGGCAGCGGCGGGACCACCTCCAACAACAACGCCATCACGTTCCCGGCGCCCACGGCGAACTGGGGCGTGGTCACGCACATGGGCATCTACGACGCCTCCTCGGGCGGCAACCTGCTCGTCTACGCGGCGCTGACGGCGAGCAAGACCGTGAACAACGGCGACGCGGC